TTTGTAGTCATTTTTGTACTCCTGCGCTTGACGCGCATATCCCGGTGAGTTCTGACCGAGTTGCAGAAAATCAGCGATCTGCCGATTCACCGACCCATAGAGATAAGAGCTTTGCTCTTATTCACGCGTGAGGCATTTGCGTCGTGATGCGCGATTTCACACACGCGGGGGGGGTATACCCGCCACCCCCCTTTTCGATTTCGTCGCGTTACTGTACCCCTCTCCACGAGCAGTAGCGCCATTTTTCTTAACGTGTAACAGGAATTAGACACATGGACATCACCAAACATGAAACATTCAGCAGTTCTGTATCCGTGAACGAGCTTGCGTCATCAATGAAGCAGAAGCGTTTCCATGAAATCAAAGACCCGATAAAGCGTCAGCAAGCCATTTACGATCACCTTATGTCTATGATGATTAATACCATCCATGACAGGACTAAGGCCGCAGACCTTGCCGCCACAAGAGTAGAGACCGTAAGAGACTACGGCGGCGCAAGCCCGACTCTCGATAGCGTTCCTATTGAGGAGATCAAATGACACTAAGCCAGAAAGAGGCGGCTAAGCGTGTACTACAGGTACGCAATGCAGAGCTATCGTTTGTTGATTTCGTTAAATCAATGCACCCTGAATGGAAGATCCCCAAGTTCCAATACACGCTAATGCACGCTCTCAACTTACTAGAGAAGCGTAATCTCTACTCTGGCTTCACAGGAGACACAGATAAGAAGGGAAACCTAATTAAGAAAAACCAATATGGCGAGCCTGTTTACAACATCCTCATCAACATGCCGCCACGCCACGCCAAGTCCACGTTCGCCACCCAGTTATTCCCCGCCTACTACATGGGCCGCAACCCATCACGCTACGTAATGTCCACCTCATACAACGCCTCACTGGCAGTTGACTTTGGACGAGCAGTACGCAGTATCGCGGAAGAACCTATCTTCCCGCAGATATTCCCCCATTTCGCATTCGACCAGACATCCCGCGCCGCAGATGTGTGGCGCACTACAGATAACGGCGCATACTTCGGCATAGGCATGGGGGGCACTACATCTGGCCGACCAGCCAACCTACTCATTATCGATGACCCCATCAAAAACCGCCAAGAAGCTGAGTCCATGACCACCCGTAATAACGCATGGAACTACTACATATCCGCTCTAACCACCCGGCTCCAACCAGAAGCCAACGGCTCTCACCCCATACAGATCATGATCCTCACGCGCTGGCACCCGGACGACCCAGGTGGCCGCATCCAACTCACTGAAGATTGGCGGGAGAACAGATGGCTTCATATCAACTTCCCGGCTAAAAAAGAAGTTAATTGCGGGGTTATGAGATCCGTGGCAGAGTTGCCACCCGATGATCCGCGACATATAAAGACAGGGGAACTCTCCAGGGTATCCCCTAAAAAACGCCACTACAGCCCAACTAAGATAGTAGCCTTATGGCCTGAACGCTTTCCCCTAGACAATCTCAACCGTATCGAACGTCTCAACCCTCGCGAATTCGCCGCCCTATACCAGCAATCCCCATACATCGAAGGCGGTAACATCATCAAGGCTGACTGGTGGAAGTTCTATGACCCCGAAATCATAAACCCCACCAACTTCAGCGCAATCATCATTGCCGCAGATACCGCCTTCAAAAAGACCGAAACCGCTGACTATTCCGTATTCCTAGTCGGCGGCCTAGCCACAGACGGCGACATCTACATTATTGACCGCGTAAAGGGTCGTTACGACTTCCCCGAACTAAAGCAGAAGGCTGTACACCTCAATACCAAATACCGTGGCAAAGGACTGCGCGGCCTCTACATCGAAGATAAAGCCTCCGGCCAATCCCTAATCCAAGAACTAAAGCATGAGTCCGGCGTTTCCGTTATCGCCTATAAGGTAAACGCAGACAAGGTAGCTCGCGCACACACTGTCACACCTCTTATAGAGGGCGGTCGCGTTTGGCTTCCCCAAGGCGCTCATTGGGTAGACGACTTTATCGACGCCACTGTCTCCTTTCCATCCGCCGTTCACGACGACGACGTAGATGCACTGTCCATCCTCTTAGACTCAATCTCTAAGATGCACGTTGGCGCATCATTCGATGCCCCCATTAATGTATCTGAATCTCTAAACAACCATTACAGTAAGCATAGAGACTCTATTTCACCCCTTTCAGAACTCAACACTTGGCGTGGTTGGGGTCTATAACGGGACGACAAATACCCTTTCAACAAAGAGAATCAAGTAATGTCAGACTATCGTGATTTACGTGGAACAGAGGATCACACAATCGTTGACCTCTCCCCTCATTTCCGCGCTTTAGAAGAACTACAAGACATAGCCTCCCTCCTTTCAGACGAGGAAGAACAAAAACTTGTAGACTTTGCTCGCGCCTGTATGGATATGTCGCACTCGCGTATATCCAAACGCTACCCCCACTGGAAGGAAGCAGACCGCGCACACGACGTATACGTACCCGACACTTCAACCCAGTTCCGCGAAAAGGCTGTTATCACTGACACCCGTGCTATCGCCGACACAGTGCAGACCTATCTTATGGCCGCACTCGCTGGTCGGAACCCTATGTTCCAACTCGAAGGTCTAAACAGGGAATCACGCAAAGTATCCATGATACTAGAGCGTGTACTCCACCAGCACATGCGCCGTACCGCAGGAGAGGCCCGTGTAGCACAGATGATGCAGGACGCCATCCGCTATGGCTTCGCCCCAACAAAAATCGTATGGGACTCCACATCAAACCATAATCGCATCATCAACTTCGATCCACGCCGCACCTTCCCTGACCCTCGCGTTTCATGGGGCGATTGGGAATCAATGGGCTTTATCGGCTTCACCGACTTTGTAACCTACAACAATCTTCTGCGCTCCGGCCTCTACCCAAAGCTGAAACGCTTTCCCGCAATGCGTAACCGACTAGACGTAACCCGCCTCGGTTGGCTTTGCCACCAGTACAACAATGAAGAGGGGCGTGGCTGGAACATTGATCCGTCACTGGCTAACGAAAGAAGTAGCACTATCAAACTATCTAACGCTAACGTAGTTGACGAACTCTGGGTAAACCTAGCGGGTTACGAAGTAGGCTTACCTAACGTCGAATCCATTTGGCTTCTCCTAACCATACTCGACGAACAGTATGTTATACGATGCCAACTCAACCCGTACGGCCAGCAGTTCCCGATAGTTATGGGCGGCATCTATCACGATAGCCATAAGACATACGGCCAATCACTATACGACCTGCTCCTACCCCTTCACGATGTCGCCACTTGGCTACTTCGCTCTCGTATAGATAACGTACAAGCCGCACTCAACAACTTGATCTTTGCAGACCCAACACAGGTCTCCATCCCAGATCTTATTGACCGTAACCCATGGGGCATCGTACGAACAATGCCGGGAACAAACCCCGGCGACGGCGTATTCATAGCCCAAGTCCCTGACGTAACAAGAGGACACTGGAACGACATCGGCGCTATCTCTGAACTCAAGAACAGAACTGCCGCCGCATCAGACGCGCAACAGGGTGTGCCCACACCAGACGTACGCACTGCAACTGAGATCCAGCGCCTTACACAGCTTGGCTCTCAACGTCTTGGCGTAATGTCCAGAATAATATCAGCAACCACAATACGACCAATGGTTCGTATGATGGTCGCAAACATTCAAGACGCTCTACCCTTCCAAGGCTCCATCCGGGTTGACCCCTTCGACATGCCAAGCCAACTCGCAGGTTCTGTCGAAGATGATTACATCGATTATGAATCCAACGTCGATCTACAGGGTTCAGTGGACTACCTTGTTGTAGATGGAACCCTACCACTTGAACCAACGCGCAACGCCGAGACTTGGATGTCCATACTCCAGATCATGCACCAGACCGGGCTAAACATGGAATACAACTCAGGAAAGATCGCAGAAGAAGCCATCCGTGCGATGGGTATCTCCGACCTGGATCAGTTCCGTATCAGTCCCGAACAACTCCAACAAGGAATGTCTCCAAGCCAACAGATGGCGATGATGGAGAAAGCTCGTGGCGCTTCAGTCCAACCTGAAGGGGAAGTTCAATCCCAAGTAAGCCAAGGCAACCTTACACCTATGAGGGCCGCGTAATGCTAGACCCACACTTAACCGCACTAACGAGCCGAGTAGACGAACTCGAAGTCTTCTTGGCAAAGATAAGACAGGAGATCGCATCCGAAATTACGAAGCATTTGGATGAAGCCATAAAGGTAAAGACTCCACCTGAAGATATTGTAGACACCACACAGGATCTAGTCATCAGGGTTGGCAATCTATCTGCCGAACTAAAAACATTATCTCGCGCTGTTGAATCAATTGATGAACGCTACCCGGATGATGATGAAATTGCCTTATCCAAGAAACACGTTATCAAATTCATGAAAGCCAAGGGTTGGTACGACAAATAAAGGAGTCGCAGAATAATGGCTATCACAAGACCTAGCACTGAACAGATCAGGTTCACTTCATCGAAAACGGGATCACACATACTCGACACCTATCTCGAAGCCTGTGAGTTCGGCAGCAGAAATATATACGATATCCTCGGAGACATCTTCGATAGCTCAACCGGAAACGTCGATTCTGATTCATTCCAACTCAAGATCGACTCATCCACAAGAAGCCTGCAAACCCGGATGGGGACATTCTCTAGCCCGTCGGTTTCATGGACTAACGTAGACGGCGGATACATATTCCGCCAGAGGGGCGCTCACGCTAACGCAACTGCGTATGAACAACTCGACGTTGTTACCGACAACAATGGTACATACGTCTGCAAAACCGCACACACCTCTTCAGCGGCGACACCTTCGAGCACAAACTTTGTGACCATCCTCGATGGCGCCGCACTAGGCACGGCAACCACTTCAGCCACTGCAGACGCAGCCACCGCCACAG